GATATAACAGAAATATGTTTAATATTGTAGTTTTTTGTGGTAAACCGAAATCTGAAACTTCTTAATTAGAAATTAAGAATGAGGAAAAGTTTTTTAAGTGCATAATAACAAATATTCATACATGAGAATTGAAGAAAAAGATGGAGAAGGTTACTTAGTAATTGAAACTAAAGAAGATTTAGAAGAATTTAGAAAAATGTTAATTGAGGCTTATTATGAACTTAATCAAAAATCTTCCAAGTAATTTGAAATAGAAACTTATAAATTTGTCAGAAAACTGAAAATAAAAATGACAAAGTATGGACAGAGATTTTTGGAGAATATTACTCTTCTTATTTTTTCTATTTTTTACATTTTTAGCTTTAATAATTTTATCATCAGGAATTCTAACAAAAAATATGTTAGATATTGTAATAGTAGTAATTTTTGCATCTGGAATTTTTGCATTTTTATATACTGTAATTTATGATATTTTTGCTGATATTTATGATGAGATTGATGAACTTAAACTAGAAATTGAAAGATTGAAAAGAAAGACATGACTAGAAATATATATGTCAGAAAACCAAAAGTAAAGATAAGGTAGAAAAACATGACTTTTAAAACCGAATGTGATAAAAGTACAATTAGATGCAATGGAGAGGATTGTTATATATTATGCTATGGTAACTGGATAAGATTCATTCCTACATATCCACCAGAAAATGATATTATATTACTTGATGAGGGATTAGATCTACATGGATAAGAAAAACAAAATATGGCTTACTGAAAGAAAATTTAAAATAATAATGTTTTTTTATACCACATTAGATATTTTTCTACTTACGCTAATATTTTTAGCTATAATTCACGCTTTAAAATAACTAGAAATATATACGTCATATCTCAAGTCAAAAAACAGATCAAAAATGATTTTAAGCGATAGAGATCTTAAATATTATCTTGAAAAAGGTTTAATTTTCATTAGGCCTTTTTCTGAAGAAATAATTAGGGAAAATGGAATTGATCTAAGAATTGGCCCACAATTTGCAAGATTAAGAAAAACAGATCAAGTTTTTGAAACTGGTAAAAATGTTGAAGATTTCTATACTGTCACAAATTCTAATCATTTTATAGTTTTTCCGCATGAACATGTATTAATGACAACTATGGAATATATAGAATTGCCAAATGATGTAATGGCTTTCGTGAATTTACGTTCAACTTTCGCAAGACTTGGCCTATTTATTCCACCGACTATAGTAGATGCGGGATTTAGAGGACAATTAACTATAGAAATTGTAGGCTCAGAATTTCCAATAAAACTTGAAACTGGGCAAAGATTTCTGCATCTAATTTTTGCTAAGACATTAACGCCAGTTGAAAACCCATATCATGGCAAATATCAATATCAAAATGATGTAACATTACCAAAATTTGAAAATAAAGTTTAATAAAAAAAGATATATTAACTTATTTTTAACTATTATACATTGCCTTAGTTACTCTCAAATAAACTTTTAGATATTCATTAATAGCCTGTCTGATAACTTGAGCTCTATAAAGATCATGTTTTTCAGCATATTCATCCAATTCTCTTAAGAGTTCATCTGGAATTTTTATAGTTATTGTTTTCATTTAACTCCCCTCTTTTGAAGATATTCAATAATTGCCTCTTCGATTGCATCAGTTAGCGTTTTATCCTGCTCAACACAATATTTCTTTAACTTTAACTTTAATTCTTTATTTATATTAATTCCAAAAACTACTTTTTGGGTTTTTAACTTTTCTGTCATTTTTCCTCATTCATCAAATGCATATTATGACATATTTATATATTTTGATTTTTTGAGAAAAGTTTATTATTGAGCATCTTTATAAAAATAGAATTAGTATGACGCTAAGTACAGACGCATTACAAGGATTTTTAACGCTGATGGGTGTATTAATTGGTAGCTATATTGTCGGTGAAGTAATACATTTATACAATCAAAAGCAATCAAATGAATCATTTCAAATAGCTATTGACCAAATGACGAAAAGCACAATTTCAGCAGTTGAATCAATTAAAGATACTACAACTCTTGGAGTTAATGCGTTATTGAATATGGATACATTAAGAGATGTTAATAGTTTAGCACAAAAGAAAACTGAACTGCATCAAAATCAGCAAACTCAACAAACTAAATAATTTAAGTAATTTGATTTTTTAACATATAAGTAAAAACTTTTTTTATATCACTTTTTGTTTTCGGAACTAATTGAATCCGAATATCTGAATGTTTTGGCATTTTCTCATGAACTTTGGAGTAATCTAATTTCTTATTAGTAAAATATAAAATATGATAATGTAAGCCATGTGCCTTAGTTGTATATTCCTTAACTGAAAAAATATGTGAATTTTTATCATGTCCATAAGCATAATTTTTAAATCTTTGAAAAATTGGAGTAACTGAATTATATCGATAATTTGTTGCGATCGTAATAAAATAAGTATAAACGTAAAGAAAGTGAAAGCTAAAAACTTTTTCATAGTCCATAGCCTCAAATGAAAACCTGACATTTAAATGTATATGGAACGTTTATATGTTAGATGAAAGAAGAGAAAAGTATGAAAAAACAAAAAAATAAGTATATCGAATTACGTATACCCGCAAAGTATAAAAATCTTTTTTATCAGAAGAGAGAGTTAATAAAGGAAGAGATAGATAAAATAATAAATCAACAAAAAGACTTTAGAGAAATTGAAAGTAAAGATATATATGATGAAAGAGTATTTTTTACTGTTGATGAACTATATTACCAAAAATTAGAAGAATTATCCAGAAAGTACAATACTAAAATAGCTAAGATAATAAGATCTATATTCTTCCAAATAAGTTAATTATTTTTTTCGACTATTTTTAAGACCTAACAATGTCCTAAGTTACGTCATTATAAATATATAAATATGTCATATTCTAAGTTTTTAGATAGGGAGTATGTATGGCATCCCTCAAAGAAATAATAGATGAAATTGGAAAACAGGCAAAAGAACAAAATAAAATAATGTCAAGAGTTCTAAAAATTAAGGGAATAAAAAGAATTGTAGTACAACTAAATGCGATTCCTAACGGAAATTCAGTAAGATACAGTATGACTATACACAGTCAAAATAACTTCAGAAAGCAGATAGGAATAACTGCAAATGATGCTGAAGATTTAAGACTAATCTCAGAATTTCTAGAAAAGTATGCAGATTTGCTTAATGAATATGTAAGATTTACTAGTAGAAATAATAATAGAGTCCAAGAAGAAGAATTGGAAATTGGTGATGAAGAACAAGAACAAAAAGAAGAAAAACCAAGAAAGGGAAGTAAAAAGAACGTTGAGGAAGAGTTTTAAAACGTCATAGATCATTTTTTTCTACATGAATAGTTCAACGCAATTTCTAGATAAAGTAAAATCTCACTCATTTTTTTACAACCCCCGTGATACTGAAAGAATTTTAAATCTTATAATTGGTGAAAAACAAATTGAAGAATCTAAGAAAAATGGAATTTTAAAGGCTTATAAACGCGGAACCGATCAACAATATTTTAACTCTAACTTACCATTTTTCAATGAAATAAAATTCATCTCTAAGATAACAAATTTTAAAGTTAAAGGAAATGAAATAATAGCAAGATTTCAAAATGGATTTGTAGGCTCTTTTGATCCTCATCAAATTGCAGATAATCCAGATGATTTCTATAATTTAGTAACTAGTTACATGTTTGTTAAAATAAGAAAAGGAGTAGAAAATTGGTATATATCAGATATTTATTCAATAGAACCGCCAAATAATTATGAAATTGCAAAAGAATTATTCGAGATAGCTAATTCAGAAAAACAAACATATGCCCTTCTTCTTCAGGCTTTCGGATATGACCCAACAAAAATGGAAGTAAATGATATATTTCTTACACTTCCTAGATTAATGCCACTTTTTAAATCTCCAATCACAAAAAGACAGATAAATTATATCGAAATTTCCAACAGAGGAACTGGAAAAACTACAACTTTTATGATTCTTCAGGAAGTTTTTAACTTTCGTTATTATACAGAATCTCCAACATATGCGAATTTGGTTTATGATGCAAGAAATAATATGTATGGTGCGGTATTTTTATCAAATGGCCTAATTTTTGACGAAATACAAACTTGGAAAGATGGATTTTCTGCAAAAGAATTAAATGCTATAAATTCAACTTTATCAACTGGAATTGAAAATTGTATATGGACAAGAGGGGCCGGTTCAGAATCCAAATCAGCAACTATCCAAAAATGTATTCCAATTATTTACGCAGGAAATCCATATTCTATGACAATAGATCGACTAAAAACTCCTGACCTTGAGGACTATTTAGCCAATTATGAAATATTTACTTCTGCTATACTAGACAGAATTCATATTATACAATTAGCAGTGAAAAAAACTTATGAAAGAGTAATAAATGGAAGAGTTTTATATCCCTCAATTTTGAAGGCCTTAGTAGAAATCATTCAAGATAAGATTAATAGAACAACAAATTATGTAATCTGTGATACTCTTCAGTCAAGAAGGCAAGAACAAAGTATAGATATACAATTAATTCTTCAGGCCTTTGATATTGATCTTCAAATAGGCCAAAAAACTAATGATGAAATATGTAACCAAATAATTAATTTTATGAGATTTAGTAACTTTGGTGGTGAATAACTATGAATTATGAAGAATTTGTAAAACAAAGCTTTAAGATGAAATATCCAGAAGATACAATATTTCCTAGTGAAATTGGAATTTGTTTTAGGAAAAGTTATTTCAGTAGGAAATATGAATTTGAAAAAGCAGTGAATGAAATAAGTCTTGATCTCGGTGAACAGTATCATGAAAAAGTTGAACATTACTTTGAAGAAAAATTAAATTGTAAGACAGAAATTGAAATAAATGGCGAAATTGAAGGAATGAAAATATCAGGAAGAATAGATCTAATTTGTAATAACGATCTTATAGA